AGTCAGTGTGTTATAGAGTTCCTCGCTCTGGTTTGATGGTTATAGACTTCTTCCATACATTGTAATGTAAGCATCCATAGCTTCATGTTCGCCATATTGTTCCAATGAATCTACCAATTCATTAGTACTCAATGGTGTGCTTGAAATACGTCCGGAATGCACAATATCATATTCATAGCTATTACTTATATCAGTGTAATTCAAACAAGTCTCAAGTAAAGCTAAACGACGTTTGCTTACACTTTTAACTGTCTTAGTCACAAAGTTTCTAAGTTCACCATGAACATTATCAAAATAACGCGTTAATAGCGTACAATTACCCATCCATTTTTCTGCTGACAATCGTAATTGCGCAGTATATGCTTCTCTGTCATTGGATAATACTTTGACGGAATAATGCTCTCTTTCTATTATATTAACTAACTTCCTAATAACTTTATAGTTACCATTATGTAGTTTTATAGTTTGCGTCGAGCAGTAGTCAATATTCGCTATAGACCCATGCTTATAAAATTTAGCTATTTGACCTAATCCATGATTTGTGTCAGTCATCTTACAAAATACCCTAGCTAATAACTTTTCTAATGTTTTAGTATTCTTATGAGTTAATATTACTACATCATCACCTTTAACAAGCAATTCATAGTCTTCATACTTAATCAATTTCCCATAATATTCTAATGCAAATCTATTATATAAAGTCATTCGCAAGGTATTCATAAGAGTAGTGTCACAAGAGCCGCTAAATACTCTACCTCTTACCCATATAGACCCATAACTATCAACGGTTTTAGCATCTTTCGACACTAAGTTAATTTTACGCCATTCTGCGTTGATAATTCTTAAAAACAATTCGTTGTCTACATGTAAAAGGTTTTTCTCAGCAATATATTTGTAGATTCGCTGATCTACTAATTCCTTGATTTCATAATGCTGAGTTAAATCAAAGCCACTACCGTCCAATTGTAGTGTGTTAGTGAAATTAATCATATCACAGTGGTTATAATACTCTTCTAAATCCACCCAATTTTTTGGGTTTTTATAACCGAACAGGTTGTTCTTAAACAATCTTTCTAATTCCAAAGTAATAGGTCCTACTATGTACTTATATGCAT